GTGACCGAACAACGACTTTTTCCCAAACCACTTTCTGCGCGCGACATCACCCCTTTTTCCAGTGCCCGACAGGCGTGGTTCTGGTTCGTGCGCTGTCAGACAGCCAGGATCGAAGGCGCGCGTGTGGTGGCCGACGCGGGCGAGGTGGTGCGCCCCTGTGACCCTGATGATGTTTATAACGCGGTGATGCGCCTTAAAAAGGGGGGCATTCTGGGCGACCGGCATTTGCAGGTACTGGAATATTTTGGCCTCGTCGAACGCGAACCCGATGCCCGCGATCCACGTGAAAAGGACAAGGGTGATTTATGGCAACAGGCCCTTGATGCGCTTGAAAATGTGCTGATCACGCGCGGCATTGTCAAACGCGGGCGTGATGAAAGTTTCCATCACGAGGATGTCGCCGTCGAACTGGGTGGGGACCTGTCGCCATGCGGGATTTAACCAATTTTCTCAAACTGGCCAAAACCGCCGAAACGGCTCAGGACTCCGCCGGTCCATGGATGGATCACTGGGCTGATAAATCTGCTTCCGGGCGCGAGGTTTCGGTGCTTGTCGTCTTTGCCGATGCGCCGGAAAAGCGATTGTTGCGTATCCTGAAACCGGGATTTCGTCATTGCTTTGTACTGGTTTCGGGGGTGCGGGCCGGGGAATGGATTTGCCTTGATCCGCAAAGCCATCGGGTGCGTTGTGAAAGCTGGTGCTATTCGCCGATCTTTGATCCGGCGGCCTATTATCGTGGCCTTGGCTTTCACTGCATCTGGGCGCGGTATCCGGCCTCGGTTGCGCACAAGGTCCGCTTTGGCCCGATGAGCTGTGTCGAGTTGGTCAAACGCCTTTTGGGCATTTCGGCCTTCTGGATCGTCACCCCCTGGCAGCTCTATCGCCATCTGCAACAGCGGGCTGAAAACCCTGATCAGATCAGCGATGTGTTTTTTTCTGAAAAATGTTCTTGATTTGTTCTTTTTAGTGTGACATAAGAGACAAATCAACGCCACAGATGCGCCCGCAGGGTTCCGACCCTTGCGGGCGTTTTTGCGTTTGGTCGTGCGCTTGTGGATCGAGTTTCCCGCCTTCGCGGGAATGACGTTCGTTCCTTGCAACTGTTTTGGGCACCTTCATCCCCGCGAAGGCGGGGATCTCGCTCAACGTGGCTCTTTCGAAACCATCACCAAACATCACAACCCGGAGGCCCCGATGGGAAGTCTGTTTTCCACGCCGAAACCGGCGCGTGTTGCGCCGCCGGTCCCAATGCGAACGGCGACCGAGCACGAAGCCGACACCAGTGCCGAAGATGCTGCACGATCTGCCCGGACCGAGGCGCTTGAACGCCGCCGGTATGGCCGGGCCAGTCTGATCGGGACAAGTTATCGCGGGCTTTTGACGGACCGCATCGCCAAGGCGGGCGGTGGCAAGAACCTGTTGGGGGAATAGGCATGGCGAAATCGCAAAAGGCAGTGACTGAGGACAAGGCAACCGACGGGGCAGATATCACCCAGTTGCGCGCCCGTTTTCAAAAGGCGATGGAGCGCCGGCGCAACTGGATTGCGCATTGGCAGGATTGCTATGAATTTGCCCTGCCACAGCGCAATGCGGCAGCCAGCAACCAGACCAATGGCGGCAAGCGCCTGGATCGGGTGTTTGACGCAACCGCATCGGATGCGGTCGAACAGCTTGCCGCCAGCCTGATGGCCGAAATCACCCCGCCCGGTGGCGGCTGGTTTGAGCTGGAACCGGGCGGCAATGTCGCCAATGCAGACCGGCAGGCTCTGACCGAGCAACTTGGCCGGGCCGTTCGGATTTTGCAGGGGCATTTTGATCGCTCCAACTTTGCGGTCGAAATGCATCAGGCGTTTCTCGATCTGGTAACGGCCGGGACGGCGTGCTTGCGGTTGGAAAAGGCCGATTTGCACAGCCCGTCTGCATTGCGCTTTACCGCCGTGCCGTTGCGGGATCTGGCGTTTGAAGAACGATCCGATGGCAAGATGGATGCGGTCTTTCGCAAACTGGCGCTTACCCGCGCGGAAATCCTTGCAACCTGGCCGGGGGCAACGGGCTTTGCCGATGATGATCGCGATGGCAAGGACGCGCCGAAACGCTTCACCGTGATCGAGGCCGTGCTTCCGGCAACCGACCGCAAAACCGGCTATGAGCTGTGTGTGTTTCGCGAAGACGGTGACGCCAATACCAATGATCTGATCTATCGCGACCGGTTTGATGTGTCGCCCTATATCGCCTTTCGCTGGATGAAGGCACCGGGCGAGATTTATGGCCGGTCCCCGGTGATGAAGGCGCTGCCCGATATCAAGACCGCCAACAAGGTGGTGGAGCTGGTGCTGAAAAACGCCTCGATCGCCGTTAGCGGCATCTGGCAGGCCGATGATGATGGCGTTCTGAACCCGGCAACCATCCGCCTTTTGCCGGGCAGTATCATCCCCAAGGCTGTGGGATCGGCGGGGCTGAAACCGCTTGAGGCACCGGGGCGCTTTGATGTGTCGGATCTTGTTCTTTCTGATCTGCGCGATCGCATTCGGCGCTGCTTGCTGGCCGATCGGTTGGGCCAAACTGATCAACCGGGCATGACCGCGACCGAGGTGCTTGAACGTGCGTCGGAAAACGCCCGACTTCTGGGTGCAACCTATGGCCGGTTGCAGGCGGAATTGCTTTATCCGCTGATCCGGCGTGCGCTTTATATCCTGACCCAAACCGGCGAGCTTCCCGACATCCCGCTGGATGGCGATGTTGTGGTGCTGCGCCATGCAGCCCCCTTGGCGCAACTGCCAAAACGGGTACAGGCGGGCCAGGCGCTTGATTGGCTGTCGCGCATTGCCGCCCTTGGCCCGGATGCCCTGGCAGAGGTCGATCTGCCCGTCATGGTCCGCTGGCTTGCCGATCAGTTTGGTGTGCCGGATCATCTTTTGCGGCCAAGCCTGCCACCCGAAATCACGGAGGCCGTGTGATGGTTGAGAACGGATGGGACTGGTTCGAGGCCGAGAACGAGACGCTTTCGGAAAATGGCAGTGACCACTGGCAGGCCTGTTTTGACAGCGATGCCGGGGCAAAGGTGCTGGCCGATCTTGAACGCCATTTCCTGCACACAGCCCTCGGCCCGGATGCCAGCACTGCGGCGATCTGGATGCGCGAAGGGAAGCGGGCGCTGGTGTTGCAGATCAAACGGCTGGCGGCTGGCGCGAAAGAGCAATGAGCTTGCGGTGCGAGGTTCCCGCCTGCGCGGGGATGACGGAGCCCAATCAGCTACAAACAACAAACGTCATCCCCGCGCAGGCGGGAACCTCGCGCCGCACGCACCAACCAAAGTTTGACCCCAATTAGCGGAGTGTTCGCATGACAACCGAACCCGACCTTCTCGCAACCGAACCCGACCTTCTCGCAACCGAAACCGAGACGCCGGAAGCACCGGAGGCAGAAGAAACACCCGAACTGCCTGATATCGAAACGCCGGCGCCCGAACCCAAACAGGACGTCGCAGTCCTCGCCGATCTGGTGCCTGAAACACCGGATGCCTACGCAATCACGCTTGCAGATGGCATGGAAGATATTGATACGGATTTAAACGAGCGCCTGCATGCGGCAGGCTTCAGCAACGCACAGGCTCAGTTGGTTTATGATCTGGCGGGGGAGGTTCTTTCACCGCTTCTGGGCGATCTGGATCAGGCGGCACAGCGGGCCACGGATCGGGCTGCTTTGGTGGCCGAGTTTGGCGGGGCGGAAAGCTGGAAGAAGCTGGCGCCGAAAATCGAAAGTTGGGGCAAGGCCAACCTGCCCGAGGCCGCCTTTGAAACCCTGTGTCAAAGCGCCGATGGTGTGCGTGCCATGCATCGCATGATGGCGCAAAACACTGAAGCCGCCCTTGGCAAAGCTGATGGCGGGGCCGGGGATACAAGCCTGCGCTCCGAAATCCGGCGCAAGATGAATGATCCGCGCTATTGGCGGGATCGCGATCCGGCGCTGGTGGCCGAGGTGCAGGCGGATTTTGCCCAGCTTTCCGGGGAATAGCCCAGGTAATTGCCCACGTCCTGCGCCTAGAACAGCTTGTCGGCGCGATCAAAAACCGCACTGACATAATCCGGGATCGGGGTCAGCGGCAAAATAAAATAACCCGCAACACCAAGCCCGATAAGGCCGAACACAAGCAAAACCGACTTCTTCACAGCAGATACTCTTTTTCTTTGTCTTGTTGTTTTTCCGGGACCGGACCGCGCGGAAAAGCCCGTCAGGTGCAACAGGTCGGGGCAAATCCTGCGCGTGTCCCATGGAACCTCAAGGAAAAGGTTCCCTGTAACAGCGTTCTTAAACCACCAAACCTTGGCCGGAAAATGACCGGTTTTGGGGCAATTGTGGCACCGGCCTTAATGGCGAGCGCAATTGATCCCCGGCGGCTGCCTGCAATCACGACCAAACCATATCTGAAACAAGGGGATAAAAGGCGATGACAACCACGATTGATCAAAGCTTCATCGACCATTTTCAGGCCGATGTGCATCAGGCCTATCAACGCATGGGATCAAAACTGCGCAACACGGTGCGGGTGAAAAACGCCATCAAGGGCGCGACCACGGTTTTCCAGAAAGTCGGCAAGGGCACGGCCACCACCAAGGCCCGCCATGGCAAGGTGCCGGTAATGAATGTCGATCACGAGGCGGTCCGCTGTGACCTGCGTGATTACTATGCCGGCGACTGGGTCGATGCACTGGACGAGCTTAAAATCAACCATGATGAAAAGATGGTTCTGGCCAATGCCGGGGCCTATGCACTGGGCCGCAAGACCGACGAGCTGATCATTAACGCGCTGGTCGGGGCCGATGATGTCGTGCCCGATAATACCGAGGGCATGACGCTTGATAAGGTGATGATGGCATTCGAAGGCCTTGGCGATCGCGATGTGCCCGATGACGGGCAGCGCTATGCGATTGTCGGCTGGAAACAGTGGTCGGAGTTGCTTCTGATCGATGAATTTTCACGATCTGATTATATCGGTGATGAAGACCTTCCGTGGAAGGGCACACAGGCCAAACGCTGGCTTGGGACGCTCTGGATGCCCCATTCGGGCCTGCCGGTGGCAAGCGGCATTCGGTCCTGCTTCTGGTATCACCGCACCGCCATTGGCCACGCCATCGGCTCGGACGTTCAGTCCGACATCACCTGGCATGGCGATCACGCCGCACACTTTGTGAATAACTCCATGAGCCAGGGGGCCGCGCTCATTGATGGCGATGGGGTGGTGTGCCTGAAAGCACAGGAATAGCGTCCCCGAACGCTTGAACCCGTGGCCCGGGATCCACGCCTGCGCGGGGATGACGGTGTCTGGGGTCGGTGCATGGAACGAACGTCATTCCCGCGAAGGCGGGAACCTCGACCCGCAAGCTCAAAACCAAACAGGAGCCCAAAATGGCAGAAGGTTTCAAAGCCAGAAACCTCAGTGTTCTGGCATACGCCAACGGCTTTACGCTGTGGCACTACATCACCCCGGACGTCGCCGCCGACGTCGATACCGCCGACTACTTTGCTGATGCGCGCGACATGCTGCGCGTCGGCGATTTCATCATCGCCAACACCAACCGCGACGCCACCATGTCCGGCGGCCTGTTTGTCGTCGCAAGTGCGGGTGCAGGCGGTGTCGATGTTCGCGATATGACGGCAATCGGTACCTCGAACACCGACTGATCGCACACCCTCGATCCACGCTTTTCATCCTCCCTCAACCTCGCCCCGGTGACAGATGTTGCCGGGGTTTCTTTTTATCAACCAAGGAGACTGCTCATGCAGGGTTCAACCCCAGTGGAATGTGAAGTTCTCAACGTTATTCAGGGTGCAGGTATCTGGCCTGATTGCGATGACAAGACCCAGTTACTGCAGGCAATTCAGGTTTTGGCTGATGCGCAAGGCATGAATGGTATTGCTGCAGCAGCTGGATACTTTTCGATGATGGGCAAGATGTCGGCGTCAGGTGCGACGTCGCTCAATATCCCCGAAGGGTCGGTCAATATTGGTGGTAACGGTAAAGGTTTCATCATCACGGCTCAGACCGGGTTCGATGTATCGGACGCTGCGAGCCATGACGGGTCTTTTACCAGTTTGGCCCTTGGCGATGACATCTACATCTACGCCGTCGACAACGGGGTGGCAGAAGCAAAACTTATTGCCAGCAAAAACGCCGATTTTCCCGACGGCTATAGTGCCGTAACCAGTCGCAAGATTGGTGGCTTCCACTACGGGCGCGTGCGTCCAGTTGCCAGTCGCTATGACACGGTATTTGTGCCGACTGTTCAGATCGTACCGAACAGTGTCTGGGATTTGAATCATCGCCCGACCTGCGATCCGACCGGTATGGTTGAGATCGTCCCGGGTGGTTTCTGGGCAGACATCTACCTGAACTCCGAGGGCGGCGGAACTTGGCCGGAAAATGTGCCGGTCAGTCGATATGGACAGACATTGATCCGGAACCTTGATTATGCGCGCTCCGATATGCACTTGCTTGTGCGGAACGCAGGAAAGCGTCTGCCGACCGTGGAGGAGTTCATGACCTATGCGGAAGGTGCTCCAGCAGGTCAAGACAACAATAATGAATTCGCGTGGGCAGCAAATACAAATGGCAGCCCTTCGAGTGCAGGTTTTGTTGAGAAGTCTGTTTCAATGTTCAATGTGGTCGATGCCGTTGGGAACCTCTGGGATTTCCTTGATGACCATCACGATTGGGGCGGGGCCTTTTCGAAGGATGCTAGTGTCGTCAATGTCGGTAAGGATGCTGCAATCCCGCGTGGCACGGTTGAACATGCCGATTGGAGCAACTTTGCGGGCGGCGGATCGTACACATATGGCGCTGGCGCTGGGTCACGTTGTTTGTACACTTCTTCGAAGCCATGGGTTACGAACGGTGTCGTCGGTTTGCGTGGTGTCTGTGAAGCCGCTTAAACGCGAAACTCGATAAAGACAATGTGTCTGAGTTTTCTTCCCCGGCAGCGCATCCTTGCCGGGGTTCTTTTTTGATCAAAGTTGGAGAATTTATATGCAGTGTTTCAGCCCGGTCGAAAGCGAAGTTCTCAATGTCGTGCTGGCGGCAGATATCCAGCCTGACCGTTTGGATGACACGCAGTTGTTACAGGCGATCAATGCGTTGATTTCTGGCGGTGGCTCTGGCGGCAGTGGTGTTGTTGCAGGCAGCGAAATCGGTTCGGTTTCGGCCTTTGCCATGCCGACGCCACCGACTGGGTGGCTG